GTCTCGCTCCCGCAAAAAGTAATTTTCAAAAATTTCGTTCAAAATGGAAAAGACTATAACTGATCAGGTGACCACATTCCGGCAGTGCCGGACCACAAGTTTTCTTAGCTTGGGCCCGGACGCCCAAAAGGAATACGAGAAAACGTGCCGCTTTTTGATAGCAAAAGGCACCCTCAGGTCCTGTGACCTCCCCCTGGTCGCGTCTTACGCTCAGGCGCAGATAGACATCCGCACCGCCCAGAAGTCCATTGACGACCTCGGTATGGTGCTGAAGGGCGTCGACCGCTACGGGAATCCGAAGTATGATGCCAACCCTGCGGTAAAGATCCGCCGGGACGCTGAGAAGCAGATAGCGAACTTCGCGCTCATGTTCGGCTTCTCCCCTTTGGGCAAGAAGCGCTTGAAGGGTGAGGAGCCTCAGAAGAAGACTGCATCGGAGGAATGGGATGAGCAAAATGACTAACTTCGAGAGGGTCCAGGAGTGGTGCCGGAAGTCGCTCGCCGGCGAGATCCCGTGTTGCCTGATGGTCCGGAAGGCCATCGAGAGGTGGCAGGCGGACCTGAAGAGATACGACCTGTATTTCGACGAGAAGGCCTTTAACCGGTTCGTCCGCTTCGCCCGGGAGTTCAGGCACTACAAGGGCCCGAAGGCCGGGTACAGATTCGAGCCGGAGGACTGGCAGCTCTTTGTGATGGCGAACATCATCGGCCTGAAGAGGGCGGACACGGGACTCCGCAAGTACACCTACGCGGACATCTATGTCCCCAGGAAGAACGGCAAGACCTTCCTTGCCGCCATCTTCGCCGGTTACTTCCTGCTCAAGGACGGGGAGGCCGGTCCGGAGGTCTACACGGCTGCCGTTGACCAGCAGCAGGCCCGCCTGTGCTACGACGCCTCCGCCGAGCTCATCCGGAACTCCATCTTCGCTTCGGACACCAAGCCCTATCAGTGGGGCATGAAGTCGCTCAAGAATGCAGGTGTGTTCAAGCCCTTGAGCAAGGACACGAAGAACAAGGACGGGCTCAACATCTCCGCGGCCATCTGCGATGAGCGCCACGCCTGGCCCAATACGGAGATCTACGACGTCATCAAGACCGGCATGGGCGCCAGGAGCCAGCCGGTGTTGCTGTCCATCTCCACGGCCGGCACCGACACCAGCAATCCCTACTTCGCCGACATCGAGGCGTACAAGGACATCCTGCTCGGGCTGAAGCAGAAGGACAACCATTTCCTGATGCTCTTCTGCCCGGACGAGGGTGATGCCTGGGATGATCCTGCCACCTGGGCAAAGGTCAACCCCAACCTGGGCGTGTCCTTGAGCCTTGACTACATGAGGGCGGAGTGCGACGAGGCCAAGCTCCGGGGCGGCACCTATCAGGTCGCTTTCCAGACGAAGAACCTCAACATGTGGGTGAACGCTCCGGACGTATGGATCTCGGACGAGGACGTCAAGGAAAACAACGCCGCCTTCGACCTTGAGCAGCTCAAGGGCGCGGAGTGCTACGTCGGCCTTGACCTCGCCTCCAAGAGTGACATCTCGGCGGTCTGTCTCTTCTTCCCGGCCTTCCGGGTGGCCCGGTGGATCTTCGTGGTGCCCGAGGAGAAGGTGAAGGAGCAGGAGGACCGCGTGGACTACCGGCTCTGGAAGGACGAGGGATGGCTGACCGTCACCCCGGGCAAGGTCCTGGACGAGGACTGGTTCGTGGATTATCTCATCAACGAGCTGGAGCCATACGACGTCCGGTGCCTGGCTTACGACCCCTGGGCCATGTGGAACCTCGTGCCGAAGCTGCGCAAGTACGAGGACAAGCTGGTGGCCTATCAGCAGAGCATCCGCTATATGAGCGTCCCGTCGAAGTGGATCCAGACAGAGGTGCTCCAGCACCGGCTGAACTTCCTGGGGAATCCGGTCATCCGGTGGATGTTCAGGAACGTCGTGGTGTACGTAGACCCGAACGCGAATATCAAGCTTGACAAGGCAAGGTCCAGGAACAAGATAGACGGCGTGGTGGCTCTTGCCGACGCTGTCGGCGGCTGGCTCAACATCACCGGCGGTGAGACGAAGGAGATCTACAAGGAGCACACGCTCCGTGTCATTTCAATGAACGATTGACCTATGGAAGACGAACTCAGAAGAATGGGCACCCGGAAAGGCTTCATCGAAGTCTTCTGGGAACGCATCCGGGAAGACCGGAGGAAGGGTGGAACAATGAGCCGCCGCCAGTGCTACGAGCAGATGGAGCAGGAGCACGAGGCCTACTATGACGGGGAGTCCCGCTTCCCGTCCTTCGACGCCTTCAAGAAAGCCATGGAAAGGAATAACCGCTGATCCTGAAAAAAGGGACAAATGTCCCCGGTTGGGGCGAGCTTGTGCCATAACTTTGCACAAGTAAAAGATCGCTTCCATGCCGCTATTTACTCGACTCAGCAAATGGGTGGCCTCGCGGAGAAGTGACGCCACCGTAACGGTGGCCCCCGACGTCGTCGTCGAAGGGGCCCCTTTTGGCGTATCTGTCAACAACAGCGCAGCGCTGAAGGTCACCGCATTCTACGCGGGCATCCGAATCCGGTCAGAGAACATCGCATCCTTCCCGAAATACGTCAAGCGCCAGACCGCCGAAGGCCTGGTGGACGACAAGCAGCATCCCGCATACAGGGTGATCAACGTCCGCCCGAACTCCTACACCAACAAGTTCGACTTTTGGAATGTCATCAACACCTGGCTGGACGGGTGGGGCAATGCCTACGCCTTCATCGAACGCGATGGGAATGGCGATCCCGTCGCCCTCCATCAGATCCATCCGACCTGGGTGTCCGGCATCACCATCGTGGACGGGAAGAAGTGGTACAAGATCGTCGCTCTTGACAAGGACTTCCAGTGGCTTAACGGTACCTATTCTGACGACAATATGCTGCATTTCATGCTCGTGACGCTGGATGGCATCAAGGGCGTGAATCCGGTCATCTATAACGCCCTTTCCCTGGGCAAGTCCCTCGCCACCGAGAAGTTCGCCTCCGAGTTCTACGAGAGGGGCGGAAACCTCAAGGCGGTCCTGGAGACCGACGGCCATCTGGGCGATGACGAGTTCAACGCATTCATGGGCCACTTCAAGAAGAGCGCCCGGAACTTCGACACCCCGCTCCTTGAGTATGGCGTGAAGTACAAGCAGCTATCCGTGAACCCTGTCGCCGCTGCTCTCATCCAGTCCGAGACGCTGAGCATCCAGGACGTGTGCCGGATAATCAACATCCCGCCGCACATGGTCGCAGAACTTTCACACGCGACCTTCAGCAACATCGAGCACCAGACCATCCAGTTCGTCCAGTACAGCCTGCGTCCTACCGTCAAGCGGCTGGAGGATGAGCTGGAGCGCAAGCTCTTCACAGAGACAGAACAGGAGATCTACAGCGTGAAGTTCTCCCTGGACGGACTGCTCCGCGGAGACACCCAGGCCCGCAGCGCCTACTACCACAACGCCATCCTCGACGGCTACATGAGCCGTAACGAGGTGCGCGAGCTGGAGGGCCTCCAGCACCAGGAAGGGCTGGACATCTTGCTGTACCCTCAAAATGAGAGTATCGTAAGCAATGATGACGAAGCTAACAAGGTGCTCCTGGCTGAGCGTCTCGGTGTGGGCGGTACGCAATCCCTTGTGTCAATACTTCAGGATACGACGCTTGATGACGAGCAGAAGAAGGCCCTGTTGAAGCTACTGTTCAGCTTCACGGACGAAGAGGTCGATCAGATATTCCCAAAGTCAAGTACCGGTAATTCGGGCGAGGAAGAAAACGCAGAAGAATAAGACTATGGACAAGATTTTACTGAGGGCCTTCGTGCCCGAGATCCGCAAGAAGGACACCGACAACAGGACGGTGACCTTCGTCGCATCGGACGGCTCGCGCGACAGTGCCCACACCGTCCTCAACCAGGCCGGCTGGGATCTGAAGCGTTTCAACGCTAATCCCGTGATCGGCTACAACCATGAGGTCTACGGAGCCTGGGACACCAAGGACGTGGACTTCGTCATCGGCAAGGGCCGCGCCTATGTGGAGGACAACACCCTCCTGGTGGACATCACCTTTGAACCGAAGGAAATCAACGAGCTCGCTGAGAAGGTTTACCAGAAGGTTCTCTTCGGCTCCCTGAATGCCGTCTCCGTCGGCTTCCTTCCCAAGGGGCAGGGCCGCTGGGGCGACGGTGAGGAAGCCCGTGGCGAGGAACGCGAGACCTACTACTACGCTGGACAGGAGCTCCTGGAGATCTCCGTCGTGAACATCCCGGCCAACGGCAACGCCACCCGCAAGGGCGAGGACCTCGCCGCCGAGGAGCTGGCCGCCCTGTATGCCGAGGACGACGCGAAGAAGAAGGCCGCTGAGCCCGAGCCGGAACCTGAACTTGAACCCGAGCAGGAGGAGAAGGGCATCGACGCCCAGTCCGTCCTGCAGCAGGCTGATATTATCCTGGCAGCGTCGGCTGCTATTGTTTAACCATAATTTTCCAAACCAATGCGCAAAATCGCAGAAATCCGCAAGGATCTGAAGGCCCAGGTCGAAGCCGTCCGGGCCATGGATACTACGGCCGACAAGGCTGCCTATGATGCCGCCGTGCAGAAGGCCGTGGATCTCACCGAGGAACTCGACAACGCCAACAAGCTCGAACTCGCCCAGCAGCGTCTCGCTGACAAGCAGCTGGCCGACCTCGAGAAGGAGGCGAAGCGTTCCTTCTCCATCGTCAAGTTCGTCCGCGAAGCCTCCGAGGGCCGTCTCTCCGGTCTCGAGGCCGAGGTCGCCGAGATGGGCCGCAAGGAGTACGAGCGTCTGGGCCTCTCCCAGAAGGGCTTCGCCCTCCCGTCCGCAGCTCTCCGCGCCAGCGCCGGCCAGAACTACACCACCAACGCCGACGGCGGCTATGCCAAGGTCACCCAGGCTCCACGTTACATCGACGGTCTGAAGGACAAGATGGTCATCGCCGGTCTCGGCGCTACTGTCCTCGGCGACCTCGTCGGCACCGTTCCGCTGGTGGGTGTCGGCCAGATGACCGCAGCCTGGTACGCTGAAGGCGCTACCGCTGCTGTCTCCAAGGCCACCTTCTCCAGCGTCTCCCTCACTCCTCACCGCAACGCCGTGATCGGCGCCTTCTCCAAGGACCTGCTCCGTCAGACCTCCCTGGATGTCGAGAACATCATCTGGAACCGCATCCTCGAGGCCCACGCGAGACTGCTCGAGACTGCTGCCATCGCCGGCACCGGCTCCGACGGCCAGCCTCGTGGTATCCTCAACACTGACGGCATCGGCTCCGTGGCTATCGGCACCAACGGCGGTCCCATCACCTGGGCGAAGGTCGTCGAGCTCGAGACCAAGGTCAACGCCGAGAACGGCAACCGCGGCAAGCTCGCCTACCTGACCAACGCCAAGGTCATCGGTGACCTGAAGACCAT